GTCAACAGGGGCAATCCCTACCCATTGGGCGCTATCAGGCTGGGGAACGCCGCCAAGGGACGTTAGAGCGACCTGTGCTTGCTCCAGCGGGACTTCAAAGATGAATTGCGCCTGCTTGCGGCCCTTCACTATCTTGAAGTCTGAGAATGTGGCGAGAACGGCGGTCATGGTGTATGCTCCGCTTGAAGCCCTGCACGGGTAATCGCTTCGTAGATTTCCTCGGAAAACAGTTCGCTCAGCGGGTAACCGGCGCGCAGGTGGGCGATGGCCCGATACCCAGCCGCTTTTGTTATCGCCACCCATGCCCCGGTGTTCTTTAGGTGCTTGATACGAGACTTTATGGAAGCCTCAGAGCGCCCCAAATCCATTGCGATGTTGCGGAGAGGGACGCCATCGAATTCCACGATGTAGCAATCGTCTTGATGTGTGTATCGCTTAGCCATCACGCAGTCTCACGCATAGGAGCGCCAGCGTTCTTGGCGGCGATTTCAATGCGCTTGAACAGGTCGGGAAAGCCCTTTTCCAAGTCTGCAATGCTGTTCTTGCATTTCTGGATTAGCGCGCCAGCTTCAGGCGTGTCTGTCAGGTTTTTTATCTTCGTCTCAAAAGTGGACACAAACGCCTCAGCGCCAGCGCGGGCTTCCGCTTTCATAGCTTCCTTAAGCGCGGCGGCACGTGCCTCCTTCTCTTGCTGATCTGCGTTCACATGCGGGATGTCGTCGTGGTCTGCGTCGTCGCCAGTCTCCAAGCCCATGGCCTTGAGAAGCGCGTACTTCACCGCGTAGCTGATAGCCTTGCCAGGCCCCTTGTCTTGCGGGTCGATACCGTAACCAAGAGACGCAACGTCGAAGTAGTCGGCGGCGTCGTCAATGTTGACGAAACGAACGGACAACTGGACCTCGGCGCGGTTGCCGTTGTTCTCATGGGCCATCTCAACCGGGTAGTAGACGATCCCATGCCTAAGCAGGACCGGGCGTACCTTGGCAGTCACCGCGTCGTGGCTGACGATGGTGTACTTCATGCCATGTTTGGCTTCCTTCTGGATGTAGGTGACCTCGGCCATTGCGGCGGCAAGGCGCTGGTGTACGTTCAGTTTGTTCGACATCATGCGGCTTCCTTCTCAGATTCCACAGGAGCAGGCAGACGCTCCAGAATACGGGCCATCTCCGCCCGCTTTTCCTTGGCGCACCTTTGGTGGTAGACAACCCATTCCGGGGCGCTATTAGCCTCCGCAACCGATAGGCAAAATTCGTGGTGCTCAGCGTCAGCCTTGGCGGCAATCCACTGCTCGGATAGTTGCTGTTCGTAAGTCATCAAAACGCCTCCTTCTCGGACCACGAGCGAACGCCATCAATCGACACGCGCTGATGGTTGCGGCGAACGTAGTCGTCCATGAAAGCGGCCATGGCTTCCCTGTCATTCTTGGCAATCCAGTTGATTGCGGCACGACCGTCTGTGATCTCGAATTTCTGGACGGTGCGCAGGCCCTTGACGGTATCGCGAGACGCGGCAGACGCAGCTTTCTGGGCCTCTTGAGCCTCAGCCTGCTTCGCAGCCGCTTCCCGCTGGGCTTCGATATCACCAGCCGCCGCTTCCCGCGCAGCTTCCTCAGCCAGCCTGCGGGCCTTTGCAGCCTCCGCCTGGGCCTCACGTTCCTTGCGCTCTTTCTCAGCCGCCAGCTTCGCCTTGTATGCGCCCACAATGGACGTCAGGCCCTTCTTGATGCGGGTCAGATCCTCTAACGTGGGCTTGTATCGGGCCTTTGCAGCTTTCCACTTGTCGTGCAGCGGCTTCGCCTCGCTTTCCTCTGCGGCGGCGACGGCCTTGTGAGCGGCCTTGATATCCTTCAAGATGACGTCAACCGCTTTCATCTGGCCTTCGTCGCTGACGGGTTCGCCGTCTAGCCAGTTCTCCGCCTCGGTGATTGCATCACCATAGCCCGCTAGCGCTTCGTCAATCGGGTCAGGCGGGTTGTTGTGTTTTGAGTCAAGCATCGGATTTCTCCTGTTTAGGTTCCCGCCGGGGCGCAGGGGTGGACACCCCGGCAGGAGTTCCCTCAACCTGCCGTGGGATGCAGGGAAGGAAGGGGGATAAAAGGGGGACGAAGATCATTACTTCGACTCTGCAATCGCTTTAAGCGTTAGGCCGAAGTAGGTCGGGCTGACGTCATTATAGACGTTAAGAACCAGCGGCTCATCCATCAGCAGTGCCGTGTAAAGCAGTTGCGCGGCTTCTCTGATTTTGTCCTTGTCTGTGATATCAGGCGTCATCACCAGTTGCCTCCCGATGTTGCGTATGTGTAGAGAATGAGTCCCCAGAAAACACCCCATGAGACTAGAGCGCCTGCGAGCCAAGCCAGCTTTTGACGGAAGCTCATGCCGCCACCCGGTCAGCATGAGCCTCAAACCGTTCGCCAAGATCATGGGCAATGTTCGCAACGTCATCGACACAACCGAAAATGTCGTTTTCATTCCAGCCATGAGGATGGCCGCAGTCGAGGTGGATGAGCATGGACAGCATCTCAGCCATCTGGCCTTCAGCGCTGTCTTTCAGGAGGTCATAGGCGGCGCGGAGAAGGTCGCGGGCTGCGCCGTCTCTGGTCTTCGCCCCGTCCATCGCGTGGGCTGCAAGGATTTCAGCGCGGTTGAGCGTCTTGTTCATCGTGTCTTCCCCATTTGGTTTGGCCTGTGAGGGCCGTTGATGGGTGTGAATGTGCGTTACGCAGGATAACAAGTCAAGCAATTATTTTGAAAGATTTGTTTTGTTTATATGTTGACACTCGTTAATCAGTGTAACATTATCGGCGCATGGAAATAAAAGACTTCATCAAGGCCGTAGGCCAACATCGCATCGCCGAAGCTGTCGGCGTCGCTGAGGAAACTGTACGACTGCGGCAGTACAAAGACAAGTTGCCCGCTCGCTGGTATATCCCGCTGTCCAAGCTGGCGCTCGAGAAGGGCGCTGAATGTCCGCGCGACATGTTCGACCAAGCGGGGTCAAAATGATTCCCGACTGCAAAGACTGCGCTTTCCGTCGTGAGCAATGGATAGGCGACCGCCTAAAAGATACTTGCGGCGTTCCTGCCAAGCATCGCCCGGACGTCGACACGCAGCGCGCGCCAGACGGCCCATGCGGCCCAAAGGGTGACTTGTTTGCTCCAAAGCAGGGGGATAAGTGATGACCTCCCTACACCAATCCCACGCGGACACGTCACACTGTCCCGCGTGGGTGTCTCGGCGGCTTAAGGGACGTTTTCTCCCTAAACTGCGGGCGGCGTTTAACCACGTCGCCCGGCTTTTCGGGGGATAGGTGATGTTATATGATCGGACAATCATGTACGGAATAGACCAATACCGCGAGTACATTGCCAACAAGTCTGGCCTTGCCCCCGCTGGAAAAATTACCGGCAAAAAAACAAATATGCTCGCCAAGCGTCACCAGCAATCTGCGGTGTCTTATGCTTTGGACAAAGGCAAGGCTGCATTGTTTCTGGACACTGGCCTTGGAAAGTCATTGTGCGAGTTGGATTGGGCGCGGCTTGTTTCGGAGGAAACTGGCAAGCCGTCTTTGATTTTAACCCCTTTGGCCGTCGCCGGTCAGATGGTTCGCGAAGGCGAGAAGTTTGGGATACCGGCCAGACAGATCAAAGATCAGTCAGAGGTTGGCGACGGCATAATGGTCGCAAACTACGAGCGCCTTTCCAAGCTTGATCCCAGCGCTTTTGGCGGCGTAGTGCTAGACGAGAGCAGCATATTGAAATCGTTTGCTGGGCAGACAAGGAATGCTTTGCAAGCTGCATTTATTGACACCGAATACAAACTTGCAGCGACGGCTACACCATCGCCAAACGATCATACTGAGTTAGGGAACCATGCGGAATTTCTTGGCATAATGCGTCAGCAAGAAATGCTTTCAAAGTGGTTTATCAATGACACATCGACGGCAAGCCAGGATTGGCGTTTAAAGGGCCATGCACAAGATGACTTTTGGGCATGGGTTGCAAGCTGGTCGCGTTGCGCGTCAATGCCAAGCGACATGGGCGGCGACGATACTGGGTATATCTTGCCTGAAATAGATCGCGCGGTTCATCGCGTTAAGACAGATCAGATGGTTGACGTCGATCAGGGTTCTTTGTTCCGTATTCCCGAAATGTCAGCAACGTCATTCCATAAGGAAAAGAAACTGACAATCGTGGCAAGATGCGAAATGGCGGCATCCATTGCCAACCATGACGATCCTGTAACGGTATGGTGCGAGACAAACGAAGAAAGCGCCATGCTGGCAAAAATGATCGATGGCGCGGTCGAGGTCAGGGGCGACATGAAGCCAGAAGAAAAAGAGCGGCGGCTTCTTGGCTTCGCTGATGGCGAGTTTCGGGCAATAGTGACAAAGCCAAAAATTGCCGGTTTCGGAGTGAATTGGCAACATTGCAATCATGCTGTTTTCGCGTCGATTAGCTTCTCGTATGAGCAGCATTATCAAGCTGTTCGCCGGTCGCATCGGTTTGGGCAGAAACGCGGCGTCAGAAATGATATCGTGATTTCTGACACTGAAAATTCAATTTGGACCGCAGTAAATGCCAAGGCGGCAAAACACGACGAAATGAAAAAGAGAATGGCTAGAGCCATGAAGTCAGCGCAAAACCAAACGAGCGTTAATGTGAAATATGATCGCCCGCTTGATCTTGCGTTTCCTGAGTGGATCAAGAGTGAGGAATTACTAAAATGAAAAATCCAGAATATCAAGGCGACGGTTGGGCAATTCACAATTCAGATTGCATTGAGGGAATGCACGCAATGCCTGAAAATAGTGTGGATTGCGCCATTTTCAGCCCGCCGTTTGGCGATCTGTTTGTCTACTCCGATAGCGAGCGGGATTTAGGCAATGCTGGCGAAGGCGCAGCATTTATGGAGCAGTATCAGTTTTTTGCTCATGCACTCACGCGGGTTATGAGGCCGGGCCGGATCGTGTGCGTTCACTGTACTGATCTACCTATGAGGAAAGGTAAGCACGGCGCGATTGGCTTGCAGGATTTTTCCGGCGACCTTGTGAAAGCCCATACTGATGCAGGTTTAGTTTATCATGGTCGCGCGACGATTTGGAAAGACCCCGTAGTGGAGATGCAGCGGACCAAGGCGCTTGGCCTGCTTTACAAGACGATCAGAAAAGACAGCGCAATGAACCGCGTTGGAATGCCTGATTATATGTTGTTTTTCAGAAAGGATGCGCCAAATGACAGGCCGATCAGTCATTGCGCTCCTGATGACGAAAAGACGGCTCTAGAGATTTGCAAAGAATGGCTTGATGATTTGCGACGGTCGGGACTTTGCGCAGAAATCCCTGATGACGCGATATTATCCCGCCTGATGGATGACGCAAAGTTTGATGTATTTGAGTGGCAGAAGATTGCAAGTCCTGTCTGGATGAACATCAAGCAGGGGAATGTTTTACGCAACTATCGAGACGGCAAAGCGCCAAATGACGAGAAGCATGTATGCCCTTTGCAGCTTGACGTCATCGCCAATTGCTTGCGCCTGTACACTCGTCCTGGTGACGTAGTTATGGACCCATTCAATGGAATTGGGTCGACAGGATATGAGGCAGTCAAATCACTGCGAAAATATATTGGGTTTGAACTGAAGCCCGAATACGCAGCGCAAGCTAACGCTAATCTAAAAGAAGCAGAAGGAACTAGCTTAAACCTTTTTGATTTGGCCGCAGCATGACGCCTCCCAACGTAACATCCAACCCCGCCGAATATTACGCATGGCTGCAATGGGCCATGACGACACCAGATCCCGCCGCTAGGGATGAAACCCCGAAACCAGACAATGAAAGGTCTGCTCGGACATGTTGTGGTGACAGCCCC